CAGCTAAAGTGGAGAAGAATCGTGCCAACGTATGAATACGAGTGTGAAAAAGGTCATAAAGTCGACCGATTCTTGAAAGTAGCCAACTATAAAGACCCTCAATCATGTGAGTGTGGTGCTGATTCGCGTAAATTAATCTCCACTCCTATGATTGCCCCACAATTTGAATCTTATGAATCTCCGATTGATGGCCGGGTAATTTCATCCAAAAAGAGCCGCATGGACGATCTCGATAGAAACGATTGCGTTCCTTATGAAGATGGCATTGCTGAGGAAAGTACTCGTCGAGCTGATATGGCCGACCAAATATTAGAACGTAAGATGGATGAGCATGTTGGTGATATGATCGAAAACATGCCAGCAAGACAAAAAGAATCACTGGAATCAGAGCTGAAATCTGGCGCTGACATTGAGTACGGACGACACTAAAGGGATTAAAAATGGAAGATGAGGCTATCGCAGACAGCGGTTTTGATATGGAAGCAGCAGGAAATGAGCTTTCTGAGGGTTTATTCGGGCCAGCGTCAGAAGATGCTGATTTGGAGGTATCGCCAGAGGTAGAAGCCTCGGAAGTTGCAGAAACTGAAACCCCTGAAGTTGAAGTCCGTGTTGCGCCATCGTCTTGGAAAAAGGAAATGCACGAATCCTGGGGCGCTTTGACTCCAGAAGTCCAAGAATATATAGATCAGCGTGAAAGCCAGATGGCAAAAGGGCTGGAGGTAGATCGTAGCGACTCAAATCTCGGGCGAATCATGCGTGACACCATGACACCTTATGCGGACATGCTGCAAAAAGCCGGTGTTGATGAGCCTACAATGGTTCGTAATATGATGAACGCGCACTATCGTCTTTCCAATGCCTCTCCAACTGAAAAACAACAGTTATTCGACCAGCTTGCCCAGAGTTATGGCCTTACACAAGGCGAACAGGCGGAAGTTGATCCGGTCATTAAGCAGTTGCAAGATGAGCTTAATGGCATCAAATCTAATCTCAGCAAGAAAGATGAAGCTACCCTACAGGAAGCTAGAACTCGTGTTGAGACTGAGGTTGAGGCGTTTGCCTCTGATCCAGAGCATTCTTATTTCGATGAATTGGCCGACGATATGCTTCCATATCTGAACGCTGGTATACCATTGAAGGATGCTTACGAGAAAGCTGTGTGGGCTAATCCAGTCACCCGCCAGAAAGAGCAAGATCGAATCACTAATGAAAAAGCTGATTCATTGCGACAAAAGGCGGTTGATAAAGCCAATATAGCGAAAAAGGCCAAATCGGCCAATGTCAGAACTCGCGACACGATTAAGGCTCCCACAGAGCCAGTCGGAACGATGGAAGACACCATGCACGAAACTTATCGTGAAATTCAAACCCGTAACTAAGGAGTCATATCATGGCATCTCCAAATAGTACGTTTACGGAACTGGTATCAACCACCTTCCGCAAGCATCGTAAAGAAATCAAAGATAATGTCTCGAATCGTAATGCGCTGTTGAAGCGTATGATGAAGAAAGGCAATTACAAGAAAGAAGACGGTGGGCTTACCATCGTTACTCCGCTCGATTACGCCGAAAACTCCACTTATCAGCGTTATAGTGATTGGGACACCCTGAATATTCAGGCGTCAGATGTAATTTCTGCTGCTGAATACCAATGGCGTCAAATCGCTCTTAATGTCGTTTCAAGTGGCCGTGAACTGCGAATCAACTCTGGCGAATCTCGTATCGTTAACCTGGCTAAGTCTAAGATTAAAAATGCACTGAGAACCTTCAACAACAACTTCTCAAGTGACATTTACTCTGATGGAACAGCTACAAATCAGATTAACGGCCTGCAAGCCCTGGTAGCCGATGCTGGTACTGGCACTGTCGGTGGGATTAACTCATCTACATTCACATTCTGGAAAAATGAGATTTTCGACTGTTCTGCAAACTCAGTAACATCGAGTGCGACGACTATCGAGAACTCAATGATGCTTCCATTGTGGCTTGAGCTTGATCGTGGCCCAGATGACCAGCCTGATTTGATTGTGATGGATAACATCTATTACAAGTATTTCGAGGCTTCTCAGACTTCACTGAAACGCTATATGGACGCTGGAACTGCTGATGCAGGTCTTGCTGCCCTGAAGTACAAAGGCGCTGACGTATTGTTTGATGGTAACTCTGGCATTCCTGCTAGTCATGCTTACTTCCTGAACACTGAGTACTTGGGTCTTTGCGTACATAAAGATGCTGACTTGGAGATCATGGAAGAACAGCGCCCAATCAACCAAGATGGTGCTGTTGTGCCTATTGTTTGGATGGGTAATATGACTTTGAGCAATCGCTCACAGCAGGGCGTAATCGTCGAATAATTTAATTTAAAGGAGAAAGTCACATGACTTTTCACATTACAGATACGGTTGCTGGTTCTCAGGGTGTCGCTGACACCTCGACAACACAGAACCACCCATTAGGCACGCTTGTTCGCGCTTACGACCCTACTTATGGTGAAGGTGAATTTATCTACCTTTCCGGGGTTGCCTCAACGGTTGTCGGTTCATGGGTAACAGTCCATGAAGACGACTTTACTACAACTCTATTAGCCGCAAATGATATTGGTCGTACAGCGATTTCAATGTCAATCAATGTCGCTAGTCAATGGGGTTGGTATCAGATCAGTGGTAAGGGTGTAGGTTTGGCAGCGGCTTCTTACGCTGATAACGGCCTTGTCTATGCTACCGCTACAGCTGGTACTATTGATGACGCAGTGGTTGCTGGTGATCGAGTTAAGCAGGCCATTGGTGCGTCGGCTGTGGATACTCCGTCAACTGGTTTGGCTGAGTTTGAAATTGATCGTCCGTTCATGGATGATGCAACAGCGGCATAAGTTTGTGGGTGGTCTTCGGGCCACCCCTTCTTTAAGGAGGTAATCATGGCAACGCCAGCGGAAATACAAGCACAGGGTGATCCTGCGAACACAATGCACGTTTATCATATACTGCAATCAACTGTTTTCGATGGGACGTTCGATTCTCATTACGTACAGGGTATTGTTGACCCTTATTCTGGGAAGGCAAAATGGATTAATACAACTACGGCAGAAACGGCAGCGAATCAGAACGCCGAAATAGTTGCAGCATTAGTACTTTAACGGGAGAAAATTATGTCAGCACTTGATTTTGCAGATAGAGAGGAACGCCCGGCCTATGTTCGCTTTGAGCGTAGACCGATTGAGGATAAAGCGGCAACTTTAGCGGCTGGCCGATCAGTATCAAAAGACGTTGATTTTGCCCTTGTAACACCACCATATTCAAAGGATTGCGTCGAATTCAAGGTAGAAACGTGGCTCCGTAATATGGAGGCTAATGTACGAAATAACCGTATTCCGGTTAAATGGATGGAGCATTGGAAGAAGTCGCTTGAAGCATGGAAAAACGGCCACGAAGTACCTCTGAACGGTACTGCTATTCGTGACTGGAGTTCAATTTCTCCCGCTCAGATTCAAAACCTTATGGCCGCTGGAATCAGGACTATCGAAGACTTGGCCGGTGCTAATGACGAAGGTTTGAAGCGTGTTGGCATGGGTGGCATTGAACTTAGAAATAAAGCTAAAGCGTGGCTACAGGCCGCAGAAGATCATGGCCCACTGGTAATGGAGGTTTCTGCGCTCAAGGAAGAAAACGCCCAGCTGAAAGGCTCTATTGACTCATTGCAGGCTCAGGTTGAGAAGCTGCTTTCTCACAATCAACAGGCTCAAATGACAAGAGAAACCTATCAAGAGCCGGGTATTTCCGCTGGTGATATTCTTGACGACACGGTTGCTGAGACACCGCAAGCTGTCATTAATACAGAACCAACACTTTACCAGCAGTATGAGACTAAGTTCGGTAAGAAGCCTCATCACGCGATGAAAGACGAAACAATTATTAAGGCACTTGCATAATGACAATGTTATCTTTAGTTCAGAACTTTTGCCGGAGAACTGGTATTGCTGTTCCGTCAACTGTTTATGGGTCTACGGATAACCAAATTTCGCAAATCATGGCTCTACTTGAAGAAGAAGGAGGTGATCTATCTGGCCGTGGCGGTTGGGAGCGTATAACTTTTGAGGCAACTCATACAAGTTTAGCTGCTGAAAGCCAAGGGACAGTAGCATCCATTGCTACTAATAATTTTCGATACTTCAAAGATGAAACAACATGGGATAGGACTGAAAACCTACCTTTGTTGGTGATAGATGGCAAGGATTGGCAGGCTGAGAAGGGATTCTCAACGACTTCTCCACGATTTAGGATAAGGGTAAGGGGTGGTGAATTGATTGCCACTCCTACGCCTCCTGCCGGTAATACGTGGGCCTTTGAGTACGTTTCTTGGAACTGGATATTAGGCGCTGATACCACAACGTATAAACAGTATTTTACTCTTGATACAGACACTCTTTTACTACCTGAAACAATCCTGCTTCAAGGCTTGAGATGGCGCTGGAAGAAAGAAAAAGGTTTGGATTACGAAGAAGACTTCAATACATACGAAGTCATGGTCACGGCAGAACTAGGCCGACAGGGCGTTAAACAGACGCTTCACATGGATGGCGCTCCTTACCGAAATCTTCGTGGTGTCGTTGTTAATGATGGGAACTGGCCGCTGTGAGAAGGTCTGCTAGTAGAAAGCCAGGGAGAGGCCCGGTTGTTGGGGTTAAGAGTATTTCTGCGCCTACTGGCGGATGGAATGCGCGAGACTCACTGGCCAACATGAACCAAAATGACGCCATTAAGTTGGTTAACTGGTTTCCTACTACAACTGATGTCGTCCTAAGAGGTGGGCAGGCTGATTATGGAACCGGAGTCACTGGAACGGTTGAGACATTAGCGGTTTATAATAAACTTGATGGTACGACTGAGATGTTCGCCGCTGACAGCAATGATGTTTGGGATGTTTCCGTGGCTGGAGCCGCCTCCGCTCAATCTGCAACAGTTACTGACGGCAAGTTTCAGACGCTAAACTTTGGTGACGGAACGAACAACTACCTAATGATGTTTAATGGAGTTGATTCGCCGCTTTATTACAACGGGTCTACGTGGCTATCTGTGACTGGCGTTTCTTCACCCGCGCTAACCGGATTAACGACCTCAAGTATTATTTCGGCAAATGAACATCATGGTAGATTATTTTTTATTGAAAAGAATTCTCTATCTTTCTGGTATTTAGATGCTAAAGCTGCTGGCGGTGCGCTAACTGAGTTCGATCTATCTTCATTCGCAAAATTGGGCGGGTATTTGATGTGGTTGGCTACATGGTCATTCGACGGTGGAAATGGCCCTGATGATGCGGCTGTTTTTATGACATCTCAAGGCGAGGTGATTGTTTACACAGGTATAAACCCTTCTGTTGCGGCTGACTGGGTTCTAATAGGCGTTTACCAGCTTGGAAAGCCTATCGGGCGAAGAAGTTATGTTAAATCTGGTGGTGATTTACTCGTTATTACGCAAAACGGTGTTTTCCCACTTTCTAAGTCGCTCCAAAGTGTTGATATTGACACAACGGTAGCTACTACAAACAAGATTGAAAAAGCATTCAATACTGCGGCATCTAGTTATGGGTCTAATTTTGGCTGGCAGGCTGTCAATATCCCGTTGAAATCAGCGATGATTTATAACATTCCAGTAACCGTAGGAGCTGAACATAAGCAATACGTGATGAATACAATCACTAAGGCATGGTGTGAATTCGACTCATGGAACGCTGAATGCTTCGTTGTATTTAACGATGATCTTTATTACGGTAGTAGTACGGTTGTTAGAAAGGCGTGGACAGGAACAAGCGACGACGGAACAGACATTGTGGGGGTTGGTAAGACAGCATTTAACTACTTCGACGGACTCTCACGAGAAAAGAAATTCACCTTATTCCGCCCCCTCATTCAGACAAACGGAAACATTGTCTTTAAGACTGGGTTTGATATTGATTTTAGCGACAATGAAATCACTGGAACGTCTACTTACTCTGTAACTTCTGGTGGTAAATGGGATGTGGATAACTGGGATGAAGCCTATTGGGCCGCTGGTTTAGAGGTGGTTAAACAATGGACTTCACCCCAACCTAATGTTGGCTACTGTGTTTCAGGTGGAATCAAAGTGAATACTACCGATTTAGAAATTCACTGGGTAGCAAATGACTATGTTTACGAAATAGGCGGGATTCTTTGATTTATATCAGAAGTCTATTATAATCAATAGTAACTCTTTGGTGCAGACAGCGCCTCCAGTTGCGTTATTCACAAAGAGGTTGTTATGGGACTTGGAAGCAGTCTTAAGAAAATTGGCAAGAAGGTAATATCAGCACCTCTTGAAATGACAGGCATTCCTGCGCTTGGTGAAGCATTTAAGCCGCCTCCGCTTCCAGATGCCCCTGATTATCAAAGTGCGGCAGAAGCAACAGCAGCCGGTAATCTTGCAAATATGCAGGCTCAAACCGCAGCTAATCGACCTGACGAATTCACTCCTTACGGCTCTAAAACATGGGAAGTTGATCCAAACGATCCTAATAGGTGGACTTCAAATGTAAATCTATCTCCAGAGTCTCAAGGTTTATTCGACCTCGGGCAACAAACGCAGATGGGGCTTGGCGAACTCGGTCAAGGAGCAATTGGCAGGGTTGGCGAGGCTATTTCTGACCCTTTCTCAATAGAGGGTGAAGCTCCTTCATTCCAAGGCCCGGGAGGCGAATTAGGCTCTTTTGGGCAGAATCGCCAGCGAGTCATGGATGCCATGATGTCTAGGGTTGGGACTGACATTGGTCGTGACAGAGAAAGAAAACAAGCTCAGTTAGTTGCCCAAGGCATTCCGGTAGGTAGTGAAGCTTACAACCGGGAAATGGAGCAGCTTGATCGTCAAATGACAGACGCTCGACAACAAGCAGAAATCAACGCTACTCAGCAGGCAGGGCAAGAATACGGGGCTGACATACTAGGAAGACAGCAGACTGGACGAGAAGGTATGGACGTTTTCGGTACTGGAACAGACGCTAGAAACCAAGCCATTAAAGAGGCAATGCTGAAGAGATCACTCCCTCTGAGTGAATTAAGTTCAGTAATGTCAGGTTCTCAACCAATGATGCCTGAATTCCAGCCATACGGACAACAGGGCGCGGTAGCCGGGCCTGATTATCTTGGTGCAGCCGGGGCGAAGTCTCAATATGATCTAGCTGGTTATAACGCTGATGTGGCAGGTCAAAACGCATTGATGGGGGGTTTGTTTAGTCTTGGTGGGGCAGCGATGATGTCAGACATCCGACTAAAGCATAATATTGAAAGAATTGGTGAGCTTAAATCTGGAATACCTGTGTATAACTACAGTTATTTAGGTGAAGACCACACAAGAACTGGCGTAATGGCTCAGGAAGTCCTTCAGGTCATTCCTGATGCCGTGATAGAGATAGGCGGTTATTACGCTGTTGACTATAGGAAGCTCCACTAATGCCTAGCGTAGACGCCATGCAGCTCGAAAGACGCCGTAAGCTTTATGAGGCAATGGGAAATCAAGCTATTGCCGGACGGCCTACTCAAATGGTTAGTGGTCGGGCTGTCCCTCAAGGGCTTGGGGAGAATCTAACGCGCCTTGCTCAAGCCTATATGGCAAGCCAGGGTCTAAAAGGGGCGGAAGAAGAAGGCGCTAAAGGACGCACAGAAGCCACTCAGCGGGTTATGGACGCAATGACAGGCTCTCCACAGACAGGAGGCCCAATACGCCCTGAGATGATGGGAGAGGAAGGATATCAACCACTAACGCCAGCCGTAGAGCCTGATTACGAGAAAGCGGCCATGACGGCGGCTACTGACCCTTTTTTACAGGGCAATCAAGGTCTTCAGGGTGTTACTCAGGCCATGCTTAAGGCAAAAGGTGTTGGTGGCGCTGACCCTTATTTTCAGTTCCTTCCAACTGCTGAGGGATACGCTATTGGCGATACAAGAAAAGGGACGATAGCCGAAGGCCCAGGCTTTGTAAGAAGCACAGATGACCCAAGGTTACAGGCTGATATAGCTGGTGGAAAAGAAACGGCAAAACTTGAAAGTCAATTAGAGCTAAAGCCTGATATTAAGGCAGCAGAGATGATTGCCGAACGAGGGGCTGAAAAGGTTATTAATAAGCCTAAGTCTGAAATGGCATTAACAGCTAAAAATACTCAGCTTGATATGCTTGATGGTTTGATTGATAAGGCTAAGAAACAGTCTGGATTTTGGACAACAGGATTCTTTGGCCAAACATTATCAGGACTTGGCGGCACTCCACAACACGATTTATCTGCCACTCTTGACACGGTTAAGGCAAATATTGGCTTTGACAAACTTCAAGAGATGCGTGAAGCCTCTCCTACTGGCGGTGCGCTTGGCCAAGTGTCTGAAATGGAAAATAAACTACTCCAGTCAGTATGGGGCGCATTACAACAATCTCAAAGTGAAGATCAGTTTGACGAAAACCTAGAGGCTGTGAGAACTCAGGTAAGAGAAAGTTGGGGTCGAATTAACGCCGCTTATGAAAAAGATTATGGCGAGCCATATTTTAAAGATGGATCTGGATCAACCCCAGAAGGTGTTGATGCTGATATCTGGAACGTGATGACTCCAGAAGAAAAGGCGCTGTTCTAATGGCCCTAACACTTGAGCAGCAAAGAGCTATAGCAGTTGCATCGGCTAGAAATAGAATTGCTAAACCATCTGCCGAGGAAGACACTACAGGTAGTGGTGTGGCAAAATTCTTGAAAGAGAGGGTTGTCGATCCTGCAAAGCACTACAAGCAAGCATTCGACCTTGCGGCTATAGGTGCTGAATCATTAATGCCTGAAAGTGTAAGGTCTGCATTAAATACCGCTAACAACTGGATATCTGAAAATGTTGGGGTATTAGAAAAGCTGCCTGAAGGCGGCTTAATGGAGAAAAGAGCCGAAGACGTGCCAGAAATGATTGCCTCACCAGTAACTCAAGCTGCAAGAGGTGCAGCATCAACAGGTGTGGGTACTGCAAAGCTGCTCTCCCCTGAATTTTCAGGAAGAATGGATGAAGCGTCTAAGCTAGAAAAAGAACTCGTTGAAGAGGCCGGAACTGGTGGTTATAAAACTGCCGGGTACTTTCTTGATCCTGCTGTATTAAAAATAGCGAAAGGCGCTCAAAAGCTAATGCCATACCAGAAAGTTACTGGGTCTGGCGCTTTAGAGGGTGTTAAGGCATTAACAAAGAATATCGCTGCTGGCACTGGCACTGGTGGAGTGATTGGCGGATTGTCCGAGGAGGGCGATCTTGAGTCTGGCATGATGGCTGGCGGGGTCGCGTCAACAGCTTTACCTGCGCTACTTGGGACAGCATCAAAGATTGGCTCTGCCGGGAAAAGAATTCTTGGGCCAATATTATCACCGGAAGGATTGGAATCTTCTGTAGGCAGAACCGGGCGGGTGCTTGCTGGAGACAAAACTGACGACATTATAAGCGCCTTACAAAGAGCTAAAGCTGGAGAGACGGCAGGCCAAACAACCGTCCCTTCTGGGAGCGCAGAGTTCGCAGCGTTACAGCGAATCGCAGATGCGTCAAGACCATCAACCGCAGTTGCGCATAAGGCTGGGCAGGTCGCTAAACGACAAGCAATGCTTGAAAGGGTTAAGCCCGACCTTGAGTCAGCTATTAAGAAACGTGCGGCAGTAACGACTCCTATTCGTGAAACAGAGCTGTCAGCGGCAAATATCGCGGGGGAGAAAACAGCGCCACTAACAAGAGGCATTGCCCAGAAAAGAGAATCTATTGTTAACGCTCTCCAGAACAAAGGCCAGCTACAAACAGAGGCGGCTCAGCAGAGAGGTCTTGAGCGTGGCGTTCGCGCTAAACCTTACCAGCTAGTTAAGGCCCAGCCTCCAGGCGCTACAACTGGTGATAGAGCGATCACACCACAAACAGGCTATCCAGTCGGTGCTGGCAACGTCCCAGGATACCCAAGAATACCTTCACGATACTCACCACACACGGCTACCGCAAAAACAGTGGATAATGCCGTTGGCGATATTTCAAAGATAGAGGCGCAGCGTAAAGCCGAGAAAGGGTTGCTTCAATACCAGCTTGACAGCCTAGAGTCTCATGGTTTACGACCATTGAAGTCAGAAGGTATTGCCGCCCAGGTTGAAAATACGTTCAATCGAAAAGGTTTAAGAGTGTCCGATGTTGTGCAAGACACTAAAGGGTATATTCAAAACAAGCTATCTGAATGGACTAAGCCAGACGGCACGATAGACGCCTATGATTTATATGGCATAAGAAAGGATATTGGGAAAACCATCAAGGCATTCCAGAAGGCGCGTGGTGTTTATGATAAGAATGCGGCAGCAGGGTTGCAGAGAGATGTTCAAAAAGCAATAGATGACTCAATCGAATTGTCTGGTGGAACAGAGTGGAAATCATACCTTGACCAGTATTCAAAATTATCGAAGCCTGTAGAGCAGTCAAAGATAATCAGTGAAATGCAGACCACATTAAAAGGAGAAGGTGGAAAAGAGCGACGAGGGCCATTTATGACATTGATAGGCCGGGGCGAAGAAAGGCTTGCTAAGAAAGGGTCTGATTATAAGCGGTATGAAGCTGGCGATTTAGATGAGATGCTTACCCCCCGTCAAAATGCGGTTAAAAAGATCGTTGAGAGACAGCTTGATCGAGATGCAAAAATGGAGGCTTTAGCTTCCTCTGGGCAAAGCAAGGCATTAAAGATGCTTCGAGCAACCGAGGAACCATACCAAGGGCCAAATTTCTTAAACCCTAAAGTCACCCTAACAAACCAGCTTTTAAATAGGCTGCAAGGCATGGGTGGAGAGAAGACAACAGAAGAACTTGGGCGTTTAATGATTGAAGACCCGCGAAAACTAGGTCAACTAATGGAGAAGGCAGGAAGTCCAGCCGGCTCTAAAATTATAGATGCTATTCTGCGGTCAAGATTGCCGCAAGCATATTCAGCAGCAGGAGAATAACAGTGGCTTTTAATGGATCAGGCACGTACGTTCCGCCAGCAGCATCATTCCCTGCTGTTGCATCGACGCTTATTGAAAGCGCCAAATACAATGCGGTCATAAATGACCAGTCTACTGCGCTATCAACCTGTATAACCAAAGACGGACAAACAACCATTACCGCAAATCTCCCAATGGCTACCTATCGCCATACCGGAGTAAGTGATGCTGCCGCCTTGACTGACTACGCTTCTGCTAATCAGGTTGTTGATAACGCTTTGGCTTATGGTGGAGCGAGTGCCGCTGGGACAGACACTTATGCTGTCAGCCTTCCTATCTCTCCTGGAGCTTACGTTGCTGGGAATAGATACTCATTTCTGACCGATGTAGCAAATACCGGCGCATGTACGATTAACTTCAATACTATCGGTGCTGCGAACATAAAAATGCAAGACGGCACTGACCCGTTCACTGGAGCTATCCAGATTGGCATAGTTGAGGTTGAATATGATGGCACTAATTTTGAGCTGTTAAACCCATATTTCACTGCTGATTATGTTGGGCTTACTGGCGCAGAATCTGTTGCAGGTGAGAAAACACTTACCAACATGCTTACCATAGAGTACGGAAACCCAAGCTTCGTATTAAGCGAAACAGGTGTTACAGCAGATAATGGGAAATGGGATTTTTTAGCAAATGCTGAACAGCTTTCATATAGGGTTCTAAATGATGCGGAAAGCGTAGCAACTGAATATCTTAAAATAAATCGTACTGGAACAGCCATTGACACAGTAAACTTTTCTAATGGCGAGCTTCAAAGCCAAGGCACTCCAGTTTATGTTCCTGTCATAAAGTTTAAAACAGCAAATGAAACTGTAACAAGTAGCACGACACTACAAGACGACGATCATTTAACGGGTTTCAGCTTAACAGCTGGAAAATGGTATAGATTGAGAGGAAACTTGCACGTTACTGCGGCAGCGGCAGGGGCTTTGAAAATACAGGTAATATTTACCAATGCAATACAATTTGCAAGGCAATATATTTTATATACATCTGGAGCTAGTACAATATCATCTTCGGCATCAACAAGCACAACAATGGCACACTCATTCCCAGGGGTTACAAATACCGGCGTTGATATCGACATTAAATTCCAAGCAAATGCAAGCACAGGCGGCACATTTAAGCTCCAATGGGCGCAGAATACATCAGATGGAACTGGGACAGTTTTATACAGCGGGTCTTATCTTGAATTAGCTCAATTGGATTAAATAGGAGATAGATAAATGGCAGGCGACAAGAAGCCAGAGCGGCGTAAAAGCAGCAAAAGAAGCAAGCAGCGCAGAAAAGACTAAGGAGAATAAAATGGCAGCTAAAGGCAAACAAAAGAAACGCAGGCCACCTAAAAAGAAATGATTGGCGCAGTCATATTCCTAGCCCTGTTTGGTCTTGTCTATTATTTCAATAGATGCGAGACATACAAAATATTGCTTGTAGCAGCGATTGCTAATGTGATTGTTTATCCGTTCACTAGCGAATATTCGGCATTTCTGGAAGGTACTATTAACGCCGTAGCATTATTTATGCTTATTGACTATGGAGATAGAGACAGGAGGATTCAAACAATACTGCTTTCATATGCTTTTGTATGCTGCTTGGTGTTTGAGATTGGGCAGTTAATCGGTAATGGAATGATTATTTACGGGTACGGAAGCGTAGTCACAGCCATAACAATAATGCAGTTGCTAGGGGGTGGCTATGCAGTTGTTCTTGGACTTCTTGGGGGAGCATCGAACCATAATAGGCTTGGTGTGCTACGGAATCATTTTGATACAAAGATGGGTGAGAAATCGTGCCAGAAAGAACAGCAAAAGCACTAGAACTGGGGGGTAATGGTGGGACTTTTGTGGGGTTCTTTACTGCTTTGGCCATCTATGTAGGGAATATAGTGGGTTGGTTTAATACCGATTACCTGGCTGTTATTGCTATCTGCACAATCGTCACATGTGCGTCAGGTGTTTATGGCGGGCATCAGAGAAGAAGGTTAGCTAAATTGCAGCGGCGCAGAGATAACGATGATGGGTGATATCTCAGACAACTTTAGCCGGTCAGAATTCGCCTGCAAATGCGGCTGTGGATTCGATACCGTAGACACTGACCTACTAACGCTATGCGAGATAGTTAGAGAGCTTAACGGTGGTGTTTCGTTAACCCCTAATAGCGGGTGCCGGTGCAAAGACCACAACCGAAAGGAAGGCGGCAGCGTGTTATCTCAGCACCTTCTAGGCCGGGCGGCAGATTTGCCAGTTAGAAACCCTGAAGAAGTCTATAAAAAACTGTGCAATCTATATCCTAATATCTACGGGTTCGGCCTATACAACAGCTTTATCCATGTAGACTCACGCAACGATAAGGCTAGATGGAGGGGTTAATGGGCAGCTTTGATGGTCGATATCACATAAGCAACGAGTTCGACGGCACACCAGACCTATGGCGAATAGATAAAGACATTGCATACATCAGCGATGGAGGCTACGAGATAACCGTCAAGGCAGGCGCTACAACTGACGGGGCTAGCATTCCCAAGCCATTGAAGTTCTTGTTTGCCCAGCTGTCTAACCCAAAGATTTCAGTTCCAGCTGCGTTTCACGATCAACTCTACAAGACTCACGGCGGCGGATTATTCACCCAAAAGCAATCAGACATGATTTTTAGAGAAGCCCTTCAGGCAGCAGGAGTACCCGACTGGAAGGCTAACATGATGTACAGAGGGTTACGCTTGGCAGGTTTTATAGCTTGGAACAACAAGAGCCATATAGCCGAACAGATGATATTTTTGGAGATAAGCCCATGAGAATTTTACTAGTAGCAGTAATCGCAATGATGGTCGGTTGTGCAACGATAGACACCCAATCAATGGCTCAGCGCATGGCCACACAATACTCAGTGCTTAAATACATAGATGAGTCACCCCAGAAAGCAGAGCGAGTCGTTAGCCGTGTAGATAATATCATTGCCATTGTAGAGAAAGGCGACGGTATTACTTTTGCTGTGGTGATTGACCGTGTAAATTCAAATATCAACTGGAATAACCTGGACACCGCCGATACTCTATTGGTAAAGACTCTTCTTTTAGAGTTGCAGAACGATCTAGGCGGCAGGATTGGCCAGGGCGTACTTAATCAGGAAGATAAAGCCAATATCCTGGCAGTGCTGAACTGGATAAGAAATGCGGCTTTAATGGCTAATTAGAAATGAGCTGGGGGCAAACACTAGCCGCCCCCTTACTTCTCACCATCGGTTTAATCGCTTTAACTATCTGGCTAAGCCGCATCTTGGTAGAGGATGTATGCGCGTTCTGCCTCAAGCACATCAAGACGGGCCAAAAGCGCCAAAGCTAGATCGACATTAGTCTCACCAATTAGCGCGGCGTCGATTAGTGCTAGTTCCATGTCTATATGTTTAAGATTCATCATAATATCAACCTCGACTAATATTACAGATTGATATAGCTTAATCTTATATAGAAGTCAAGCGCCGAACATCTGGCATAAGCTGCTTTTTTCATCCTGCCAGCGTTTTGCGGCTCCAGCAATCAGTCCATCAACAACTTTAATATGATTAAGCAATTGCTTATTCCACTCCGCCACACACTCAATCTCATTATCAAAAACATAAAGCATGCTACCGCAGCGGCTTCGATAGCCCGTATTGTCTACAGGAGAAATAACTTTTGCTGTTGGCTCTCCCTTCTTGCTGAGCGGTGAAAAATGACTCTTTGAGTAATAAACGGTTTTATTCTTTGGTAACACGCTATTGTCCCTAACAATTCCTTTTGTTGGTGGGACTTTTCTTAATGCCTTCTTTTCCATCTCAGGACGGTGATCATG